TCCGTTTATGCTGTCGGAGAGCAAATTGTTCCTACCGTTCCTAATGGACTTGTTTATCAGTGTTATATTGCTGGCACTTCTGGTACTGTTGAGCCTAGTTTTCCTGAAATCAATTATGCTGTGGGGCAAAACTTGCAAGATGGCATAGTTCCTCAAGATGGTAATCCTTTAACTTGGCGTGATAGTGGTTTCGTCCAGCAAGAAATATATGATGTAAGAGCTGCCGCTAGGGAAGGATGGATGAGAAAAGCCTCTATAGCTGCAAATTTACTCAATACAGATGACGGTGCAACAAAGGTAGATTTAAATAAATTAATCGAAAATTGCCATGCTCAAGCTGCAAAATTTAGGTCATTTGGAATACTTTAATGCCTACACCACCAAGTTTGTTAAATACACTCAGAGCAGCATCTAATTTCTATATGATGTCTGATTTAGTACAAGTTTTAAGGACAGAATCTTGGACTGATGAGTATGGTGGTGTTTATTCTGATTACACTATAGTTGCCACAGTTAAAGCTAGATTAACACATAGACAATATCAGGAAGAACCTATTGGCGGTGGAATTACAAACAAAGACGAATACTATTTTATTTTTCCAGACGAGATTGATGTTAGGTTTGAAGATAGATTACAAATAGTTAATGATGCTAATCCTACTCGTTATTTCCTTGTTGTTGGTGTTGATGATGTTGTTACGCAAGGAATTTTTAAGACTGCTAAAGTAGAGGTTAACTATAACTAATGGAAAACATCAACTGGCCTGAAATAATAATGGGTTTAATATCTAATGCTGTCCTTATTGTGTCTGGTTTTGTGAATATGCAAATAAAAATGGGAAACTTACAGACAAAATTAGAAGGATTTGAGAAGTCATTTGAAAAACTAGTTAATAAAGTTGATACATTAGATAAACATCAATTAGAATTACACACGAATTTAACGAGATTAGAGACTCGGTTTGAAATGTTTGAGAGGGAGCAAAGATAATGTCCATTCCTACAGTTGGTTTACTTACAGAATTAGACTTTTTAAATCCAGCTTGTTTTACTAATGGTGGTACTGCAGTAACAGACCTTAGTGGAAATGGCAATAACTGGACATTAGATAGTACTTCATATACTTATGATGCAACTTTTGGTACTTTAACACTTCCAACAACTACAAACTTAATTGCAAATACCTATATCTATACTGGAAATGTACCTTTTACTATTTCTTATTGGATGTATTACGATTTAACTTCAACAGATGAGCATCAATTTTATAATGGTGGTTATCCAGGTCCTGGTTGGTTAACTTTTCATACAAATGCTGGAGCAGGTTCAATTAGATTTGTTATAAATGGAGCTGGATATGACTCTTCACCAGGTTCTTTATTGAATTTACAACAAAACTTTATCGCTGCAACATATGATGGAACTACTTTTAAAGGATATGTAAATAATGTCTTACAAGTTACTGTTGTCACTACAATTGACCAACAACGTGGAGCTTATCCAACATTTGCTTTTAATGACCCAAATGTAAATCTAGGTTTAAAAAAGCTTGCATTAGCTAATTTCTATGATAATGCTTTAAACCCAACAAACTTAACTCAACTATATAATGACGGATTAAATAGGTTTAATCCTCCACCTGCCTTACTGGCTCAATATGATTTTAGTGATATTACATCATATCCTGGAACTGGAACAACAGTATTTGATACAAGTGGAAATAACTACGATTTAACTTTATATAATTCACCTACATTTGCTGGAAGTGGTCAGCAAAAAACAATGAATTTTGTTAATGCTAGTAATGAATATGCATTATCAAATGGTTATGTTAGTCCTACTGGTGTTCCTATTACTATAAATGTCTGGTTAAAATCATTAGATATTGGTATTTTGCAAGCTGTACTCAATTTTGGTCCAGGATATCCTAATCCATTTGCTTTAATATGGTCAACATATGGAGTTGGAAGTGGATATACGTTTGAAATGTCAAATATGGCTGCAAATATAGACACAGCCGTTATTCCAAGTGCATCTGATTTTGATAACTTAATAATGTCTATTGATGCAGATTCATTTACAGTTTATGTAAATGGTGTTTCATATGGTACTCAATCACATACTTTAGCTTCGTGGGGACCTAGTGCAGTCATACAATTAAATGGTTATCCTGGTGGAGGTACAAGCAGAATGGGTATTTATGATATTGCTTTAGTAGAATTTTATGATGGTGGATTAGATTCAACTCAAGTTAATGATTTATATACTACACAAGCAGTTAGATTTGCACCACCATCACCTTCTAGTAATGGAGTAGGTGGTAGACAATTTGCACAAGGATTTAACGGATAATAATTTTAGCAACTTCACGGAGAAAATAAATGTTTTACGTCTTACAAAATGAAAGTACAGCAGCATTAAGAAGAGTACCAATTCTTCTTACTGATGCTGCTACTGGTACAACTGCTCAAACTGGTGTAGCTATAACCAATATTTATCCTAGTGTAAATATTAACGGTGGAGCTTTTGCTGGTGGTGCAGGAACAGTGGCAGAAGCTGGTTATGGTCAATACTACTACCAATTTGATGCCTCTGAAGTTGCTACTTTAGGTTTAGCTGGTATTCACGTTACTGCAGTAGGATGTAGAGATTATGATGCTATATGTCAAGTAGCTGCATTTAACGTTTACTCTGCTTCAGGTGTGGGAATTACAGCTGGAGATGTCTGGTCTTATGATATTTCTGGTGTTGTTGGAGCAGGTTTAGCTGGAAGTCAGTTAAATGTTGCTGCTACCGGTGGAGCAGGAATTACAGCTGGTGATGTTTGGTCTTATGTTATTCCTGGACCATCTGACCCTGCAGAGACTGTTCTTGCAAATATCAATACTAATGCTTCTAATGCTTCTTCTCAAACATCTTCAACAAATATTAGAGATGCTGTTTGGGATGCGGATATTAGTTTCTTAAATCCTTCTACTCAAGCTGGTGGTATTCTTTATTCTGCTGCTTCTGGTGCTACTACTGCTGCAGAACAAGTATGGAACTATGATATTAGTGCTATTTCAGGTGCAGGTTTAGCAGGTACTCAACTTAATATTGCTGCTTCTGCTATTGGTATTACTGCAGGCGATGTCTGGTCTTATGCTACTAGAGAAATTACTGGTGGTTTAGCTAATACTGTTACTACTGTTACAAATCCTGTTGAAGTTAGTACACCTGCTATGGCTGGTATTGCTAATACAGTATGGTCAACTCTTACTGCACCATACACAACTCATGCTACCTTTGGACATCAGATTTTACGTTCAGATAATGCAGCTACTATTGGTGAAGTTACATTACATCAATCAGGTGGAAGTAAAAGAGTTGATGCAGATGTCCACGCATTTGTAAATAATACTGCTTCAGCCACTGCAATGGCTAATATCCTTACTGGTATTGGTGCTTCAATGACAACCAATATTACTGGAAATATTAGTGGAAGTGTTGGAAGTGTAACTAATGCTGTTAATGTTTCCACAGCTTCTATGTCTGGTATCGCTAATACTGTATGGTCAACCGATGTTTCTGGTTACACATCACCTTCTGCTGGTTTTGACCTTGCTAATGCTTCTAGTGGAGCAGGAATTACTGCCGGTGATGTATGGACATATGCAACAAGAACATTAACTAGTGGTTCAGGTATTTCAGCTGCCGACGTATGGAACTACACTTTAACATCTAGTGGACAATCAGCTGATACTACTCTTGGTAATGCAGATGACCAAGCTACAGGTGCAAATACTAATACAAATTCACCAACATTAGAAGCGAATATCTGGGGTTATGCTACTCGTACATTAACTTCAGGTAGTGGAATTACTGCTGGAGATGTATGGTCATATGCAACAAGAACTACTACAGGTGGTGTTGTTGATACAAATAATGACAAAACTGGTTACTCTTTATCTAGCACTCAAACTTTCAATGTTACTGGTAATATTACTGGAAATGTTAGTGGAAGTGTAGGTTCAGTAACAAATCCTGTTGACATTACAACTAGTGCAATGTCTGGTACTGCTGGAAGTGTATGGAACTATGTCACTCGTACATTAACAAGTTCATCTGCTCCAACAGCAGCTGATATTTGGTCATATGCAGGTGGTAGAACTATTACAGGTGGTATTGCTGACACTGTAACTTCTGTATCTAATGGAGTAACAGTAACCACAAATAATGACAAGACTGGATATTCATTATCAGGTACTCAAAGCTTTAACTTAACTGGCAATATTACAGGTAGCGTGAGCGGAAGCGTAGGAAGTGTAACAGGTTCAGTTGGTAGTGTAGTAAGTCCTGTTAATGTTTCCACAGCTTCTATGAGTGGTATTGCTGGTACTGTTTGGACATATACTCCAAGAACTATCACAAGTGGTGCTGGAGCTACAGCTGGTGATATCTGGACTTATAATATCGCTTCTATCACTGCTTCTGGTACTGCTGGAGCTGTGTTAAATGATGCTTCTGTAAGCGGAAGTGTTGTAACTATTGTTAATGGTCCTTACAGACTTACTTCTATTGCTGAAGGCACTGATGGACGTATTGATATCCTTGCAGACAGCGTTCAAACCATTCAACTTAACTGTTTAGATGGCTTTGGACAACCATTTAATGTAACTGGATATGCTGCTGCAGTAAATGTTTACGATGTATCTGGTGCGTTAGCAGTTACCTATACTCCAACTGTTGACTTTGCATCTAGTGGTATCGTAAGCTTTGATATTGATACTGATGTTACTGGAACTACAGGAAGATATACCTTAGTTGTAGAACTTACTGCTGGAGCAGAAGTTGTTCAGCTTGGTCCTCTTGAAATCTTGGTGAGACCTCTCTAATGGTTAATGCTACTGTCAATCTGAAGATTAATAAGGCTGCTTTTGACAGCCTTATTAATGAAGCAACTCAGGTAACTGAAGGCGCTGCAGATGTCATGGCAAATGAAATGAAGAAAAGTATTCTGACTGGAGCTAAATCTGGTCAGCAATACTTTTCTAATGGTAAACGACATCAATCTTCAGCACCAGGACAAGCACCAGCAAATAACACTGGAGCATTGGTAAGAAGTATTAAAGTTAAGAAAAATGGAAGAGAAGCTACAATCTCAATTGAAAAAGACTATGCTATTTATCTAGAATTTGGCACTAGTAAAATGAGACCAAGACCTTTCATCATACCAGCATTTTTAAAGACAAAAAAGTGGTTTTCTGACAAGTTAAAAGCTATTGCATCTAAAGGTAAATAAATGAGTTTTGAACCATTAATCATAAGCAAATGGATATATGACACTTTGAGTGCTGATAATACTTTAGCCACTCTTATTGCTGGTTCCAAAGCTCCAAATTACCAACAGGGAATTTATTTGGAAGTAGCACCAGAAAAAGACCCTGTGTCTCAACAAATGCCTCAATTACCTTATGTTGTGTATTCAAGATTAGGTTCTGAAGGTTCTGATGAAACAGTTCTTTGTGGTGATAGATATTACACTATTCCACTTTTTCGAATAACTGTATGGGACCAAAAGAATGGAAGTATATCTTACACTAGAGTGAAACAAATAATAGATAGAGTAGATGTACTTCTTGGGAAACAAACCGTTACTGTATCTGGTTTAACATTTTTAAGCCAGAGATATGATACTGATCAGCCATTTGAAGTGGGTTCGGATGGCAGAGTCGATTATGGGTTGAGTTTACTATATAGATTCAACACTGCAATTTAATAAGAGGATTAAAAACTATGCCACAACCTGTTTTAGTATCTGAAGCCGTTGTTGAAATCAGTATCGCATCTGATTCACAAGCTACTGGTGGAGCTGGGTCAATTCCTAGTGCTCCATCTGCAAATTTCGAATGTCAAGCTAAGAGTGTAAAAGCAACTATTACAGCTCGTACCATTGACCTTACCACTCTTTGTTCAGAGACAGAAGCCACTTTTACTACTGGCTTAACTGGTACTCTTGACCTTGAACTCTATGTAGATGAGTCAAATGGTCCTGTTTTTGCATATAAAACTGGATACCTTTGCAAAGTTACCATCAATCCAGGTGGTGCAGGAAGTACTCTTACTTATCAAGGATTAATTACTGACAGTTCATTAACATACGCTCCAGGCGATGTAGAGATGGAAACTGCAACAATTAAATTAGGTGCATTTGGGTTTACTGCAGTCTATTCCTGATAACTGTAAAATATATATATGATTAAAGCAATTTCGAAAGTTAAAAAAGTAGCATTAAGGCCATCTGTTAAAATTGACATTGAGCAGTTTACAGATGAGCCTTGTGTACTTGAGTTTAGTGAGCCTACAGCAGCAGCATTATTTCCAGATAGTGAATTGTTGAAGTCGCTGAAGATTAAATTTCCAAAGTATCCTGATGCAATGTTATATCAAGTAGCATTGTTAGCCAAGTGTTATGTAATTAAGCCAGAAGATGGTGATTCTATTAATACTTTTCATGAATTTGGTCAGCTTGCTAAAGATAATAAAGAATGTTTTTACCATGTATTAGCAGAGTTCTTGAATGCTTTTCCTACCAATCTAGATGAAAAGGTAACAGAAGCAAAAAACGACTAATCGGATGTTCTGCTCAAGTACTTTACTATTCTGTAATTTACTTGCACAGGCATCCGAGTGAATTAGATTTAACTTTAAGTCAAATGGCTGATGTAGCGTTTGTGGCAAGAGAGAAAGAAAAAGCAGATGCTGAAAATGCATCTGCTCTTCTTAAAGCCTTATTTGGAGCAAGATAATGACACTAGCAGAAGCAAATGTAAAGTTTAGTAGTACTGGAGCAGATAAAGTAAAATCTGATGCTTCTGATGTATCTGCTTCATTAGGAAAGCTTGGTACTAGTGCAACAGCTTCTGCAACTGCTGCTGGTGTTGCTATTGCTGCTTTTGTAGCTTTAGGCGCTGCTATTTTTAAAGTTACTAAATATTCAGCAGAACAAGCTATAGCATTTGATTCTAACATCAGAGGTTTAGCTGCTTACTCTGAAAATACTGACCAGTTAAGAGCTCAAGTTGCAAGACTTGAGCAAATGGCAAAATCTCCAGGATTAGGTTTTGACCAACTTATTCAAGGTGTAACAAGATTAGAAGCTGCAGGATTTAGTGCAAAACAAGCCGAAGGTGCATTAAAACAATTTGGTAATGCTCTTGCTCTTGTTGGTGGTCAAAAATCAGATTTAGATGGTGTTGCATTAGCTCTTACTCAAATTAAATCTAAAGGTGTTATTTCTGCAGAAGAGATTAATCAAATTGCAGAAAGAGTTCCTCAAGTAAGACAAGCAATGAAAGCTGCTTTTGGTACTGCATCTTCTGAAGAAATACAAAAGCTAGGTATTACTGCAAGTCAATTTGTTGATGGAATTACTAAATCATTAGCTAAACTTCCAAGAGCTACTGGTGGTTTACAAAATGCATTAGATAATATTGATGATTCATTTAAAAAAGCTGGAAGAACTATTGGTGCAGGCTTCTTTGATTTATTTAAAGCAGGTCCACCAATATTTAATCAACTATCTACTTCACTTCAAAATGTTGCAGAGTTTATTAATCAAGTTTTTGCTACTATTGCTGAATCAGAAATGTTTAAGCAAATACAAAGAAATATTAGTAGCATCATAACTTCTTTTCAAAAATTAGCTCCAATATTTGCATTTACTTTTAAATTAATTGCCGCAACTATTCTTGGAGTAATAAACTACATCACTGAAAAAGTAGCGATATTTGCCAATGTTTTGTCACTAATATTTACTAATCCTATTGGTTTCATTAAAGCAGAATTTAACGCTTTAGCTCAACAAATTCCAGCTATTTTTACTAATATGCTTTCTGCTACTTTAGATAAATTAAGAGGTGTAGCAAGTTTTATTGATAAATATGCTGGCACTAATTTTGCAAAAAGTATTCCTGTTGTTGCTGAAGTAAAAGTTCAAGGAATGACAGCTGGACAAAAAGCATTATCATCAGCTTTTGAAATGGTTTCAGGTAGAGGTGTAATGGGAATAGGTAAGAGTATTGCAACTGCTCTTGGTCAAACTATTGATTTAAAACCTATGGTAAGTCCTCTTGATAAAATAAAAACTGGAGGAAAACCACCTGAACAACCTGATACACCACAACAAAAAGATGATAAAGAAAAGAAAAATAAGAAAACTGATAAACAAACTAGTCTTCTTGACCTAATCGTGCAAAACACTGCAAAAGCTAATGAATTAACTTTAAGAAATATGACTTATGGTGGTGGACAATTAGCTGCTCAAGGTATTTCTGCTGTTCAAATGGCAAATTATAGAAGTGTTGCAAGTCCTAGAATCAATGCTACTAATGACATTTCTCGTGGTGTTAAAAAAGAAGTAAATGCCACTACTAACTCAAACTTTTTAAACTTTAGCGCTCGGAGGTCATAGAATGCCATTAGGTTATGAAGAATGCGATATTCACGTTTACATAGATTATCCGCAAGAAAGACAAAGTGATAAAGGTTCATTTGTATTCGCAACTGATGGTACTCAAATAGATGCAGGTTCTTTAGTAGATTGTATTATTGACCCTGTAACATTAAGTGTCTTTGGAAAACCTCTTCCAATGACACCTGAATGGATGACTAATGTTGCTGGTCCATATTATAGATTTCAAATTGCAGATTTTACTTATGCATCTCCAGCAACAAGTTTAGATTATAAAGTTCAAGACTATAAAATTACTGGAAATGGATATCTTATTTGTGCTTCCAATTTACCAAATGTCACTTCCGCTAAAGTAACATTGACACAAGATGTTGATAGAAACGAACCATTATTCTTTTCATTTTCTAAACTTGATAAAAAATCCTCAAGTAAAGATCCAATAGTTAAGTTATTTTGGGCAAATCAAGATAATAACGATAAAGATATTCAACTACATTTTACTCAAGATGGTGGTTGTGATGTTTATCGTGGTTATAAGCCTTTAGCAGGAACAATAACAGCTTCAACAGCATCAACCACTGTAACTGGTGTTAATTCCAAGTTTATGACTCAGTTTGCTAATGGTGATTTAATTTATTCTATTTATGGTCAACTGTTAGGGCAAATTGCTTCTAGAACATCAGATACACAGTTAACTTTAGTTGCTAATGCAAATAGAAACTTTGTTGGTTCATATAATAAAAAACAACCATATAAAGTTCAATCTTATTCTAGAACTGAAAGTAATTATTCTGGTGGAAGACCTACATTAGTAACAGCTAATCCTAACGACCAATATAATGATGTTTATGTAATTCCATGCAGAGGTGATTCTTTATTAATAATCACTTCTTTTGGCCTTAATTTTTGCCATTCATTTGCAGACCTTAACTCAACATTTATATTTCCAGACCCACCAAGAAATATTGATGATTATGTTGATGCTAACTTTTCTCGTGTTCCAATAATTACACCAGAGGGTAAGTTTTCTATTCAAATACCAACTGGAAAAGTTGCATTCCAATTAGCAAAGTTATTTTTTAAAGCTAATTGGAGTTGTAATTCTCAGATTATTACAACACCTGTAGTTCCACCTCAATTACCATTTTATTATCTTCCTGGAACAATTGCTTATAGTAACTGGACAAACCCTACTCAAGTTGTGGGAACAGGCACTAATTTTTCAAGTGGCTTAGCAAATGGTGATTGTTTATTTGCTGCAGAAACAGATATTGCTACTAATTTCGTAGGTGTTGTTTTATCAAGAACATCAAATACTTTATTAACTCTTGAAGAACCATCTAAATATCAAGGTTCTGGCGTTAAATATCTTTCTATACCTAGATTACAAGGAACTATTTCTTTTTCTACTGGCGACAATATTATCAATGGAGTTGGAACTGCATTTTTAACAGATTTAGAAGCTGGAGATAAAGTATATCTTGGTAGCCCTGATGCATTTGTTGGATTTGTTGATGCAGTATTATCAAACTCTCAATTTACAATAGCATCACCAGCTACTTTTGGAGCAGGTATAGCAAAATTCTATAAAAACTTTAATGAATGGAATTTTGCTTTAGATAATCTTCAATATGAAAAATTTGGTGATTTAGGTTTTGCTAATATTCCATATCAAGCCACTTTAAACGTAAAACAACAAACATCTGAACTTCAAGATACTATATTTGGTGGAGATAATAAGAAATTTGTTATTTCTATAGCTCAAACATCTGCAGAAGATAATCTCAATTATGGAAATATGGTTTACTCTGTTGATTCAATTCTAAATACTCAAAACCAAAGTACTTCTGATTCAACAGTTGACATTATTACTGCTTTAGAATCATTAAATATTTCCAGGTCTGATAATGGTGATTTAAACTTATCTTTTGATGCTAGAACAAAATTATTAGTTGACTTGGGTGTTTTTAAGCCTGATATTCTTTCAAATAGACCTGTTAAAGTAACAATGAAGCCTAGAAGATTAATCCTAACAGGATTAGTTTCTAAAGGTGCATCTGACCAGTTAATTGGAACAGATACTTTATTTACAGAAGAACTATTTGTTGACCAAGAAATATATCTTGAAAATGGTCTTTTTGTAGGAAACATCTATTCTATTGAATCAGATACTGCTTTAACTCTTTATGGATATACTACTGAAGAGTTTGCAAATGAGCCTTTTTCACCATATAAAATATTTAGTGAATTTACAATATTTGATGGATATACTGCTGCTCCAGATATTAACTATTTACAGTCAGGTCCTAATGCAACAACTTATTCTGACTATGCATTATTATCATTTACTGCTATTGATAAAAAACAAAGATTAAACTTTGAATATTTTGATACTGCACCTAACTTTGATTCAGCAAATATTGATACTATTTTTGCAACTTGTATTAAAATATCAGGTCAAGCTAGTAATGATATAAACAATCCCATCATTGAAACAAGTCCATCAATTATTTCATATGTATTACCAATTAATAGAAATAACTCTAATGGTCAATACAATTTCTCATTAAACCTCGGTGATACAACTGGTGGTTTTATTGAAAAGATTAGAAGTGATTTTGCTCAGAATTTTATATTCTTTTCTAGAGGTGACTGGTCTTTCAGAGCCAATTCTCAAGATGGATTTAATAACAATACCTATTTTCAGTTTTTAGATAGTTCTGTACTGCCAACAACATCATTGCCTGTTGACATGTATCTTTCAGAAACATTAGCTCAAAATGATGGTTTAATTCCTATTTATGCTTCATATAAAAGAACTATTAGAAACTTAAGAAAAACATACGAAACACCAGAAGCAAACAGAGTCATTGTTATTGGTATGAATAAATCTGATGGTTCTAGAATTACCTCAATACTTAATGATGATGCTTCACAAAATGCCAAATTATCTCCACAAAACAGGCCTAACAACTGGCTTGGAGATGTTTATCCATTTTGTATGATAAATGATAAGTTTTCTACCTTTACTGATGTTGAACAAGCAAGCAGTGAGTTTTTCAAAAGAATTACTGAGGGTAGAGAAATAATTGAATTTGATTCTGACCTTTTAACTTATTATGATTCATCGACTAAAAGAGTGCCTAATGGACCAACACCACTTTCTGGAGAAATTCAATTCTTTGATAATAGCGAAACTGTTACTGGAACATTAACTGAATTTACAACTGAACTTGAGATTGGTGACATTTTATATGACAATGCTGGAAGAGTTATCGGATTAGTATATTCAATTCAAGATGATTTTGAATTAACTTTAAATGCTTTTGCAACATATGATTCTGGAACATCAATTCCTTTCAATAATTACACTATATATTTAAAAGAATTTAACTATGTTGATATAAACGATATCATTACAATTTATGACGAAGATAATGTTGCTTCCTATTGGCAAATTATTAGTTGGGATTGTGATTTTATTAGAGAATATGAGACACCATCATATGCATCTCCAACAGTAAGAAATGCTAAATATAAAGCTAAGAAAGTAACATTACCAGCTTCTTCTCAATTTTTTATTAATCCTACTTATGTAGAACCAAAACCTAATCAAAAGATAATTGATTCAGGACAAGAATTAATAATAAAAGTTTTTGTTTACAATTTAAATCCTATCAATACTTACACTTTTACTCTTACTAATGAACCTGCAGGAATGGTTCTGGATGGATTAATAGATAATTATATTCAAATATCATTTACACCAGATGTAGTAGATGAAAACAAAATATATGGTGAGGACCCAAATCCCATAACATTAACTATATCAGATGGTACTAATAGTAAATCATATCAATTTAGCGTTAGAGTTTATCAGAGTCTTATTTAATGGCAACTTACATTGATTTAGATAGAACTAGCACTCAAAGTTGCATTTTAGCTTATGATGCAGCATCAAAACTTACTGACCAGTCATATGCTAGACCACCAGAATATTACGAATGGGAACGTGGTGCTGATTATACTATCAGTGGACACTTTGGTGGAAGTGTCCAAGTAGTTACTAATTTTGTTACTACAGGTTCAGCTCCAGTACCATCACCTAGTGGAACTCCATGGTATTGGTACATAAATGCTGATGTAACTGTTGATAATGGTTTTGGAACTGTTGTTACTCAAACATTAGTTTTAAAATCAGGTTCAGTTCCATATGGGACTGGATATGTTCCTTTTGTTGAAGAATCACAAGCTATTTCTGGAAATGTAAGTTTTTCATATCCAACTAGAATATTTTATGATATTGATGAAAATGTTCCTGGAACTGAATTTTTATGGCCACCAAGAACAAAATACACTCAATACGAACGGACTAGAGTTGGACAAACAGCAACAGTTTCTATTACTTTAAATGGTCAAACTGTTACTGCAAGTGGAGCTATTACATCTGCAGTAGGTTCTGAATATAATTTTGTTTTTGATGGAACAGCTTATGCAAATGGAGCTTCAGCATCAGTTGAAAACTTTATATTATCTGCTCCACAAATTAATAGTATTTTAATTCCTAGTTACACTTATATTTTTGCTAGAGATGCAAGTCAGTTTGTAAGTCAAGATACTACTATTAATTTACACACTACTGGAGCTGATGATGCCTTTGGTGGTGCTATAGATACATTTGCAGAATTAACTAGTGATGTAAAACTTGAAAGAAAAATGAACTTTAAAGGCTGGGTTAATGCTTGGTCTTACACTATGGATACTGATAAGAATATCAATATCTATGGCTTATCAGCATTCCCAAGTGTTTTTAGTTTTACTGGTGATTACGATGCTTCTTATGTAGGCACTCAGCATCAATTTAATGCAACTTTGGGATTAGGTGCTAGTATTATTGGTGATAGTTCTAACACAAACACAATGCCAGTATCAAATATTTACTGTGAATTGACTGACACTGCACCTATATTTCAAGAATTAGGTAGTCCAAGAATGCCATTTAGAGGATGGTCATTTAATGGTGCTTCTATCTACAATCAAAAAGAAATAACTCTTCCTGGAAGCGGAACATCAAGAACTTATGCATATCCTAATTGTCAAAACTTTTCTGCATATAGATTTTTAGATATTAATGCAAACTCAAATATTGCAACACCAATTTTATCAACTCTAACTGTAAGATATGGACAACTATCTAGTACTGATATATTACAAACTGATTTAACTTTTCAACCTGCTGGAAATGTTGCAAGAGTTGATTTATGTTTTGCTGACCAGTTACATAATACTTATCCGTTCCCTGATATTTCATATCAAGACAATCCATATCCAAGAGCTAATCCTATTGACCCAGTGTTAGAATCAACTTACAGAAAAGTTAATGATGATATGTATGGAATCTCACTTGTTGGCTCATTAAATTTAAGCGGAAATATCAACGTTTCAAGCATTAAATTAATAAGAGATGACAATACAGCTAAATGTAATTTTATATCTCCAAATTACGATTATAGTGAGGGATTAGGATATCAACAATTACCAGAAGTATACACAGGTGGAATCTTAGTACCTGGAAGTGAATCTGTAGTTTATAAGGGAAGAAGATTCTGGCAACATAACACTCAAGGAAAAGAAGAAGAAGAGTTTGATGTTATGTTTATTTACGACCAATCTTCAGTAACTATTTCTTCTACTGGTATTTCAAATCTTTGCGACAGAATTGAAGCAACCAATTATCTTGGAGATAAAATACATCCAGGATGGACAGCTAATCCTTCAACTCCATTAAGTAATCCTACCTATTTACAAAATGGATACTTAAACTCAACTACTGGTTATTCTAGCTGGTTAATGGGTGGAGGAATGGAGTATATAGCTGGGAATCAAAGATTTGGTTTTGATAGAGATTTATCAGAAGAAACTAATGATTATGATATTAAGGCTCAAACATTTTTTGATGAGTTAAATCACGATTTTATTCCTGATTATTATGACCCATTTGGATTAGAAGCTCCAGGTGAAACAGAAACTTTATTATATTCTTTTCAATGTTGGAGAGGTCAATTCCACGGATTAGTTCAAAAACAAGTAGCAGGTCAATTAGTACAAACTAAACTTGACCCTAGTGGTGCTTTTGGTCCTAATGCCAACACTGATTCTATTGGAACTTATTTCACTGGTTTTCCTGGAAATAGACAACTTGGATGGAAAGTGTCTACTGGTGGAACTGAAACAACTGGTTTGCCTATTATAGGTTCTAACACAAGAAGAGTTAGTTTTTATTATGTACAGGTTGGACAATATATAATATCAGCTGGAATGTCTGGTTTTTATCAACATATGATAGGAACATTAACTGGAAATAATGTTCAATTAATATCAACAACAACACCAGACTTTTCTACATTTGATTATTTGAACACTGATATTGATGATGCAGCTGAACCTGCAATTAGTTGGATATCACCTACTAATCAAAATGAACTTGCAATCGTTGTAAGGAATATTAACAATAATAATATTGAATATTACACTTTAAATGATTTTGTAAATGGGGTAGCTTCAATGCCAACTGTTTTAGGTATAGGAAAAACACCTGCTATTGCTATAAATGGTAATGGTACTCAAATAATATTTTTCAGAACTTCTTCTTCTAATATTCAAAGAGTTATTATTGATTCAGCAGGAAATATTACTACTGCAGCATCAAATGTAGTTACTGGTAATGTTGCTGATTCAGGATTAGGATGCTACTGGTTGGATGATGTACCTTATCTAGTTTATGACCATACAAGTAATGGAATCACAGTGGTTAAAAGTGAAAACTACGGACAAACCTTTAGTTAAATTTTAACTATCAAGAACATAACTCTAGCAATAAAAAAATAGGCCCTAATTTCTTAAGGCCTATGTCGGAGTTAGTTAATGATTACAATACCAATATTTTACTACATATCTTTAGGAAAATCAATAATGCAAAAAGAAATAGCGATTTTAGCTGCAGATGATGCAGTAGCAAATGTTGGAGTAACTGAATCTAGTAAGGATAATTTCGGACCTGCCATCAAAAAGTATCTGAAAACTGTTGGATTAGAAGAAGGACAACCGTGGTGCTGCGGCTTCGCCAAGTATCGTTTTATAAATGCTGCTGAAAAACTAGATTTAACACTTTCTAAAGAATTTCTTAAGCTTGACGGCTGGTCCCCATCCTGGCAAAAATATGCTGAAAAACATAATATTTGGACTTCAGTTGATGAAGCTAAAGCTAATCCTGATTTAATAAAAAAAGGCCACGTTGTATTATTTTACTCATCAGAAAAGAAACGTATATATCACGTTGGAATTGTTATCTCTTCAAATGAAAGTGGAGTGCTTACTTGCGAAGGAAATACTTCTGGTGGACCAGGTGTAGATAGTAACGGCGGTGGTGTATTTCTTAAAAGACGGTCTTGGACTGCTATAGGTAAACTTGGTGGATTTATGAGAACTTATTAGATATGTTTCCAAGTTCTACCACTTTTAATGTCTCTGATACATCTTTCAGATACATTATATTTAGAAACTAGGTCTTTCATATATCCATAATATTTGTTTTGTAAATGGAATTTTATTTCTTTAACTTGTTCTTCATTTAGAATTGAGTTTCCATTTATAGAACCTTTAGCTTGTCTATCCTTTGAAACTTTATCATCAACATTATCTTTGTTAGTTCCTAAAAACAAATGGTCTGGACGAACACATAATCTATTATCACATTTATGCAAAACGTGTAATTCTTTATTAAATTTTCCATAATGTAACTGATATGAGAACCTATGTGCTCTAATATTAGTTTTATTTACTTTAATAAATCCATAACCATCACAAATACTATTAGCCTTCCAAATCCAACAAGTATCTGTCTTTTCAACTTTACTAAAAAATCTGATTACATCACTTTCTTTCATACTCGTATAATACCATATGAGAAAATAACTTACCTGTGAAAATCCTTGAAATAACGAACGATTATGAGTGGTCCTTATTCAACACTCAAACTTATGAAATTTATGCTGAAATGATTGGAATTCATGGGATATTTTGTATCTACAGAGAGGTAATG